ATGAAATGCTCGATATTCAAGAGATTGCAGATTGTGCTACAGATATTTCTCGTTATTATGATGAGTGCATTGAAGCAAATTCATGGTATAATCTATTGGGTGAAGGTGTTCACACAGTCAATGGCAAAGAAGTTGATGTAGATCTTTATAATGTAAAAAAGAAACTTTGGTTGGCTCTTAATTCAATTAATATTCTCGAAGGTGTAAGGTTCTACGTATCGTTTGCATGTTCTTGGGCATTTGCAGAACTTAAAAAGATGGAAGGTAATGCTAAAATCATTAAGTTTATTGCACGTGATGAGAATACACACTTAGCTGCTTCTTCGTTTATGATTAAAGTACTTCCAAAAGACGATCCTGACTTTGCAAAAATCAAAGAAGAGTGCGAAGATGAAGTCGTAAAAATGTTTGTTGATGCTGTGAATCAAGAAAAGCTTTGGGCAGATTATCTATTTAAAGATGGTTCTATGATTGGTTTGAATGCTAAACTATTGTATGATTATATTGAATGGATTGCAAATAAGCGCATGAAAGCCATTGGTGTTCCATCTCCTTATTCTGTTCCACAAGCAAACCCACTCCCTTGGACTGAAAAATGGATTGGCGGAGGCAACGTACAAGTTGCTCCACAGGAAACAGAAATTTCCTCTTACGTTATTGGTGGCGTAAAACAAGATGTAGATGAAAATACATTTAAAGGCTTGAGTCTTTAATTTGTATAGATAACAACAACTATAATCTAATATGAGGAAAGCTTTATGAGCAACGTAGTTTGTCAAGATTGCGATATCGAGTACGCAGTAAAATCTAAAGAAGCCGATGAAGAAGGTATTATTGCTGCATTTTGCCCCTTTTGTGGATTTGAAACCACAGATGAATTAGACTTTGACGATCCTGATTATACTAATGCTAAGACAGAAGATGATTGGGACGAGGACGACTGGGACGATTAGTCGATGTTTTCTGACTAATAAATATACCATATAATAGCAATATGGTTAATTTATGATACAGTGGACTTATGAAGGAAAGCCTTTTGATTCTGATCAAATAGAAGATTATGTTGGATTCGTATATTTGATTACTGATCTTACTAATGATAAGAAATACATTGGCAAAAAGAACTTTTGGTCTGTACGACGTCTACCACCATTAAAGGGAAAAACTAGACGTCGTACAGTCAAAAAAGAATCTGACTGGAAAGAATATTTTGGTTCAAGCGAATATGTAAAACTATTACTTGAAGAGTCTGGTCAAGAAAGGTTTAAGCGAGAAATAATTCGCCTTTGTAATTCAAAGGGCGCGATGAGTTACTATGAAGCTAAAGAACAATTTGATAGAGAAGTTCTTTTTAGCGACGAATATTACAATGAGTTTATAGGCTGTAAAATTCACTCAAAACATGTAAAGTAAGGATTACCACATGCCTGACAATGTAATCCAGTTTCCAAAAACACGAGCAGCAAGTAATACTACTCGTAAGAAATTGGAAGCAATGCAATTATCTAGAGTTCATTATGAATCACTAGCTTCTGAAGCTATGGATGCAATTGCACAAGTTTTAGCAACAAATGGTTACCATCCACTTAAAGAAAAAGATATGATTCGTGACATGGGTGTTATTATGAACATGCTTGTTGCAATGATGTATCGTGTCGATGGAGAAGTTCACTTCTTACAAGAACCAATGGAGGAAATTCATGACGTTCTGAAATATGTAAAAGAATTAAATGATAAAAAGATGAATGAGCTGTTTACAGACGACGATTAGTGTGATATAATATACTAAATAAATGAGGAAGTGACATGATTATTATTGACTACAATGCAATCGCAATTGCCAACATTATTACACAAAAGCTAGATATTCAAGAAGATATGATTCGCCATATGATTCTGAATTCTATTCGTATGTACAACAAAAAGTTCCGTAAAGAATACGGCCAAATGGTTATTGCCACTGACTCTTCAAACTGGCGCCGTGATGCATTTCCACAGTATAAATTTAAGCGTCGTGATGGTCGTGAAGAATCAACTTTAGATTGGTCTGAAATCTTTCGTATTATTAATTTAGTATTTGAAGAGATTGGTGATAATCTACCATATAAAACTCTTAAAATTGATGGCTGTGAAGCTGATGATATTATTGGCACTCTTGTAGAAAACACTCAAGAGTTTGGCCAGCATGATGAAGTTATGATTGTTTCTGCTGATAAAGACTTTATCCAATTGCAGAAATATAATAACGTCCGCCAATTTTCACCAATGACTAAAAAGTTTATTCAAGATCCTAATCCACGCAGATATCTGTTTGATCAGATTCTTAAAGGTGATTCCAGTGATGGTGTTCCTAATATATTCAGCCCTGATAATACTTTTGTTGATGGAATACGACAATCTCCAATGACAAAGAAAAAGATGGATATGTACTTTGAAAATGCTGAAAATCTTCAAGGTGTAATGGAGACTGAGCATTATCGGAACTATTGCCGAAACAAGAAAATGATTGATCTATCTGAAACTCCACAAGAACTAAAAGACGCTATTATAAATAGATACGATAACCAAAAGGTAACACATAAATCTAAAGTGCTTAATTACCTTATTAAGAAACGTTGTAAACTATTAATTGAGAGTGTAGAGGAATTTACTTAATGAAATTGATGATTCATGAAGTTCTTGAAAAAGCTGCAGAAGCAAGTTCAAAAGAAGACAAAATTAAAATCCTTCAAGAGAATAATCACTTAGCATTGCGTGATATTCTTCGTGGTGGAATGGATGATACTATTACATTCAATCTTCCAGAAGGTAAACCACCACATGACGATCCGAATCGCGTAGGATTTTCTCGTAATTCGCTTTATAATCAAACAAAGCGATTCAAGTATTTTGTAAAAGGTGGACCAGGCGAAAACATGCACCCCGCCAAACGGGAGAAAATGTTTATTGGTATATTAGAAACTATTCATCCTAAAGAAGGCGAACTGCTGGTTCTAATGAAAGATAAACGCTTAATTAAATCAAATAATTCAGCACATTATTCAGGAATTACAAAAAAATTAGTACAAGAAGCATTTCCAGGGTTAGTTCGAGAATAAAAAAAATATAAATAACTATATGAGTATATTATTAACGTTTCACTCATAATCGATCAAGGGATCATGCTACACTTCGTGGCAGGTCCCTTTTTTATTGTTTACTTATATAGGAGGCTTAACTATTCGTACCCAAAAAAATTCCAAAAGAACTAATTATACAGAGGAATGTACAATGAATAACTCACAGATTGATAGATTAAAGCGAGACTGTAGGGAGATGGACTTTTTTATAAAAAGACAAGAAAAACGGGGAAATAGTAATAAGGCTTACACGCTTCAAAAGAAGCACGATTATATGAAATCCAGAATAGAGGAACTAGAAGAAATTTTAGCAGCATAAAGTTGTGTACATCCTCACTGGACTATGTTATAATAATAGTATATGAAAGTGAGGATGTATCCATGAATTTGTTCATACTTGATAAAGATCCAGTCAAAGCGGCTCAGCTGCAGTGCGATAAGCACGTAGTTAAAATGATTGTTGAATCAGGCCAAATGCTATCAACAGCTCATCGTATGTTGGATGGCGATGAAACCAGACGTCCATCTAAGTCTGGTAAAACAAATGGAAAATATTGGGTACATCCCAATGAAAAGATGGAATCCATTCTTTACAAAGCAGTTCATATGTACCACCCATGTACAGTGTGGACTATGCAATCAAACAATAATTACAATTGGCATTATATTCACTTCATTGCTTTATGCGATGAGTATAAATATCGTTATGGTAAAACACATGCTACTGATACTCTACTTAGAGATGCTTTAGCCAAACTACCTAAAAATATTCCGGTTGGTTACCTTACGCAGCAACCGTTAGCAATGAAATCAAACCCAGAGTGTATGTTTGAAGACGTTGTAAAATCTTATCGTGCATTTTATCAAACAAAACAAAGTCGTTTCAAAATGGCTTGGACGGGAAGGGAAGTACCACAATGGTTTCAACAGAACAACAACTTGAGTTTGAATTCATGAAAAAAGAACCAGACCCAATTGAAATAGTCGAAAAACAAGAACGATATGATGAATATATAAAACGTATGTATCGTGAAACTGAGGAAAAAGATGCCGATTTATAGCTTTCGAAATAAAGAAACTGGTGAAGAAACTGAAGTGCTTCTTCGTATTGCTGAACTAGATCAATATAAAGAGGATAATCCTCAATTGCAACAGTTTATATCTAGAGCGCCAGCAAATGTTGGCATGGTAAAAGATATGTACTCACGGGTCCCTGATGGGTTTAATGATGTAGTCAAACAGATCAAAAAAGGATCTGGCATGAGGAATACAATTAAAACAAAATGAATAGATCTTTGAAAATTCGCCTTGAAGGGCTTAAAACATTATCGCCAATTACCGAAAATCAGAAAAGGGTTTTTGAAGCTTTCAAAGAAGGTTCTAATCTTTGTCTAGCTGGTTCTGCTGGTACTGGTAAAACTTTTCTATCAATGTACTTAGGACTTGAAGAAGTCTTAGATAAGGAAACACCTTATGATAAATTGGTTATTATTCGTTCTATCGTTCCTACAAGAGATATTGGATTTCTACCAGGAACTGAAGAGGAGAAGAAAGATGCCTATACTGCCCCGTATCGAGGAATCGTCTCTGAACTAGTTGCAGATCCAGAAGCTTGGAATAAGTTGCAACATCAAGGGGCTGTTGAATTTCTTACTACTTCATTTATTCGAGGTACAACTATTTCAAATGCTATCATCTTAGTTGATGAGATGCAAAACCTTACATTCCACGAATTAGATTCAGTAATTACTCGAGTTGGTGAAAATTGCCGATTCATTATGTCGGGTGATTATTACCAAACAGATTTTGATAAAGAACGAGATAAGAATGGTATTCTACAGTTTTTAGAAATCATTGATAAACTCAAGTATTTTGAAACAATCGAATTCTCTTGGCAAGACATTGTGCGTTCCGGTCTTGTTAGAGATTACATTATGACTAAGGAACACATGGGTATTAAATGACAATGGAAAAGAAAGATGGCTAAGTTTACGCGTTTTGATCCTAAGAATAAGAAAAAGCATAAACACAAATTTAATTCAAAAGATCCTGAAGGTCCAAGAATTAAAAGTACTGAAACAAAAAGAAAAGTTAAAGTTAACTTTGATAAACTTATGGTAAATGATTATGACTATATTGACAGAACCGAGGATATTTGAACATGTTGGAATTGACTTGGGTTATAATGACATCGAGGCTGAGACCACTTCTTCAGGACGAAAATATAAGTGTCCTAACGGGGTTTCTTATCCTAGTGTTACTACAGTACTTTCTATATTAAGTGAAGATGGTATTAGGGCTTGGCGCAAACGCGTAGGTGAAGTAGAAGCAAATAAGATTTCTCATAGAGCTGCTACTCGTGGTACAGCAGTTCATGCTATTGTTGAAGATTATATCAATAATAAACCAAACTACACTGAAGGCTATATGCCAAATGTTGTAGAAAATTTTAATGACATTAAAGGTATTTTAGATGAAAGGATTGGTAAAGTTTACGCGCAAGAAGTCCCCTTGTATTCAGATCACCTTGGATTGGCTGGTCGCGTCGACTGTGTGGCTGAGTTTGATGGTGTGTTATCTATCGTCGATTTCAAGACTTCTCGGAAGTTAAAGAAAAAAGAATGGATTGAAGGTTACTTTATACAAGAATCTGCATATGCTGTTATGTGGGAGGAAAGAACTGGTATGCCAATTACCAATTTGGTAACCATTATTAGCGTTGATGGCGCAGAAGCTCAAGTATTCAAAGAACATCGTGACAATTGGGCACCTAAACTATTGGAGACTATTGACGAATATGCGAAGAGAAAAATGTTTGGCCATTAGAGCCCATCAACAAATCGACATATGTTGTGAAACATTATGTGAGAAAGAAGTTGTTCAGCAATATATACTAGAGTTAGAAGATCTAGTTAAAGAACTGCAAGAAAAAATCAATCAACTCGAGGATTATAAATGAGTGAAGATCTTATGGAACTACTTACTGGCGGCGAAAAGAAACGAAATTATTTTCACCATCGCCCAGTAGCAAATATCCATGAATTTTATTTAGTTGGCGAGATTAAACGCGCTGATGAATATATTGATTGGTTTGACATCATCCGCAATGCAGGAAAGAATGATGTAGTTAATATTCATATTAACTCATATGGTGGTGACTTATTCACTGCCATTCAAATGATACGAGTTCTCGGCGAGTTT